CGATGGCGGAGCAAACGTAACAATGGGTTCTACAGGAACATATCCAGCAATGGTATCTCAGTCTGACGGAACAAATTGGTGGGTTGTCAGTTCTTATAAGAACGGCTAATACAAAAAGCACCTTCGGGTGCTTTTTTATTGACTTCATCTTTCAAAATGCTTATAATCTTTTAACTTATAAAGGATTACTAATGATCAAGCAAATTGATTTTTCAAAATACACATCGTTCGTTGAAGCGGTGACAAGCAAACCATCAAATGACATTGATGAAATGATCAATCGCATCACTGAACTAACTAATAATTATCCAGAAATCAACATCAGTTTAATGATGAATAGTGCAATTGGATTAGGTAGTGAAGGTGGTGAAATCGAAGAAATTGTTAAGAAAGTCGTATGGCAAGGTAAAGAATTAAATGACGAAACAGTTTTTCATCTAAAACGCGAATTAGGCGATGTAATTTGGTATTGGACCAATATGTGTCGTGCATTTGGATTTAAACCAGAAGACGTTATTGCTGAAAATGTAAATAAGCTTGAGAGTCGGTATCCAGGCGGTAAGTTTGATGTTCATTTTAGTGAAAATCGCAAGGAAGGTGATGTACGAATCAAATTCAATCAATGATTGAAGATATTGAATGGTTCGTTAATCGCAATAAGATAGAACATGCACTAATTATATTAGAACATCTTCAAATATTATTGGATACACTTGATATCGATATTAACTAAGGAGCCATTTAATGGAACTAATTAAACAAGCTACATATTATGAGGATGATGTTCATACAAAGCAGTTGTCTGTTTTCGTAGAATTTCTTAACGGAACCACTGCAACTTACACAACCGAAAAAGATTTAATTGCAGTTCAGCAACAACTTGCAACACAAGCTGAAATGATAAAGGATATGTGATATGCATCCATTACATACTTTAGATTTAAAAAAGCTCACTGATGCAGAATTGCAAGAAAAGATCGGATTACTAATGCAACGAATGCAATATGCAGGAGCCAATGCGCATGCCCCACTTTGGAATCAATTGCATCTTCTTTACGAACAATATCAATATGAAGTTCATGAACGATATCGTATCAATCAAGAAAAATTGTTAGAAAAAATGAGAGAGCGTAAAGGACTACCACCACAAGAACCACCAGCAACAGACTTAACTTTAGATTAAATATGAAAAATATAATCAATTGGCGTCCAGAATTCACAAGTATTTTACTTTTTAATGATGTGCTGATGCCGACACATTTCGATCTTACTATTAAAATGAATATTATTTCTGATATTCATGCTGAAAGAGATATAGCATTAGAAAGAATTCAAGCTATTGTAGAAAGTTTCTTTGATGGTTCATTGATTTGTGAAATGAATGAATTTGCATCTGAATTACCATATTCATTTAGTAATAATGTAGTTGCTATCCCAACTGAACCAACTGATCATATGTTGTGTTGCCTTCTATTCACTAAGTGCAATGCAGTTGCAGAAGGTAGAATTTCTATAGAAGAAATAAGTATTATATCTTCAAGGGGAAGTGGATTGGAATATTTTGTATCCAATACACAACCACTCCCGTCATTCTTACAATCATCATCAACAGTGCTTCCTTGGTTCTTACGAAATGACGCAAGCTTTACTGATAGTTTTCAGACTGAAGATAAAAACGTTATTCACTTCCCCATTGAATATTGCACTTGGGAGGAAATTAACCTAAATTGGGATAGAAGCATAGAAAAAACTGAAACTGAAAATACAGATATAATTGATTTCAAGTCAATTATTACAAAAAATGAAGATCAATGAATATGGTATTTGTTTTAGGGATGAACAAGAACTGATTGATGAATTTTATATTCACCCATCAGTTTCTATTCATAAGGCAATAAGTAATGATTTAGAAAAAGAAAAATATAACAAAGCGTCACAGTATTACTACATGGATAATAATGCTGATTATTTGACTGAAAATCCAGCATTTTCGTTAGAAAACTTTCATAAAATCAATCAAAATGTATGGTTAATGCCCGGTGAATATGAAAGCTTTGATATCTATCAATTCTTAATAAATTCATGTAAAACTGAGGTAGAATTAGAAAGAGTTGCACACGAAATTGGATTGTTCGAAGAGAGAAATTTAATTCAATTACTTAGATATATAAAATATCTTGTGGATACAATGAGGCAACATAATATAGTTTGGGGCGTAGGTAGAGGGAGTGCTTCCGCATCATACGTTCTATTTAAAATTGGGATTCATAAAATAGATTCGATTAAATATAATCTTGATGTATCAGAATTTTTTAAAGGATAAAAATGGCAAAAAATATTTATAAATCAGCAAAAGGCAAAGCAGTCGATTTGGACGCCTTAAAGCTAAAAAATGAGACTATCATTGCAGTTGGAAATAAGTCAGTAAATGCCCGCGGTGATCTATTAGGACCAGGCGGCAAGATTGTTAAATCCAGAAATGAACTAATGAAAGATCGCTATAGCACCGAAGGTATGACTGAAGCAGTGCCAAACAATACAAAGAAATAAGGGATTAAATAATGGAAAACACAGAACGACGGATATTTTATGTTGAAGTAGATAATACAAATTTAGATTCTACAAAAGCATATATGGAACATTTATTTTTTGAATACAAGAATAAGGACATTGAACATGGCATTGAATCCAATAAAAGTTAAAAAAGTTATCCCAGTGAAAGATCACGTTCTTATAGAAGAAATGGAATTCTCAGAACGGATGATTAGTGGTATTATTTTGCTCAACGATAATGGTAAATCTCATGGTATCAGACCACGTTGGGGCAAAGTATTTGCTGTTGGGCATAAACAAAAAGATGTAAAAGTTGGTCAGTGGATTCTTATTGATCATGGCAGATGGACAAGGGGTATTGATATTGAAACACCAGACGGTAAAGTCCATACTATCCGAAGAGTTGATCATGGTGATATCTTATTAGTCTCAGATAAAAAACCATCTGATGAAACTATCAAATACGGTATTTCTTCACCAAACGATTAAAAATATGGGGCATTAAGTCCCATATTTTTTTGACTTCTTCTATAACAATCAAGTATAATCTGTTCATTACATAAACAAAGGTTTATATGAAAAAACTTTGGGTAGAGTCGTATCGACCAAATACAATTTCAGAATACGTATTCAAAGATGACAATCAACGAGAACAAGTAGAATATTGGGTAAAAGAAAAAAGTATTCCCCATATTATTTTAAGTGGTAGTGCAGGAACTGGTAAAACAACCTTAGCCAAAGCATTAGTGAATGAATTAGATATTGATCCATATGATTTCTTAGAAATAAATGCATCCAAAGAAAACAGTGTTGATATTGTTAGAGAACGATTATCTAACTTTGTAAGCACAATGCCATTTGGAACATTTAAAATTGTATTGATGGATGAATGTCTGGACGAATCCACATTAGTGCGGGTTTTAAGGCAAGGGGTTGAGCAAACAATTCAAATAAAAGATTTAGATGAGTCAAATGATTTAGTCAAATCTTATAATATCACATCATCTAAAATAGAATGGAAACCATTTATTCATATGGACAAAGGTATTCAAGATGCATATGAGATAGAATTAGAAAATGGAGAAGTAGTTATATGCACACCGTCCCATAAATGGTATGTAGAGGACCACGAAACACAAGAGATAAAGGTAGTTAGGGCTGATGAATTATATCAATATAATCATATATTGTCGCCATAACAACATAAATAGATTATATTACTATTTAAGGTCAAAATTATGGGAGGCAATAGATTTAATAGACAGAATATATCTGATGAAAAGATATATAATCTTTTTCACGACTATTCAGTTAATGAAAACAAGTTAAAATCATTATTTTCTGCTAAAATATTAAAAAATGAAAAACTTTGGCAATATGATGTGATTCGACATTTGGATAAAGAATGTTGTAATAAATTATTTTATCTTATTGACAGGCAGGCGTACGGCTCGCAATTTTGTGCTTATTGTCCCGCTGAACTCGATATAAATTCATACACTTACGGTAAAACAAGATATTCAAAATATTGCCCTGATTGTATTTTAAAAGGCGTATGGAGAAGCAATTATACTGAAGAAGAATTAGCAAAGAGGGGCGAAAAAATAACTGATGCTAAATTATCTTTCTATCAAACGGATAAAGGTAAAGAGGTGGCTAAATCAATCGGCGAAAAAAACGCTATTAATATGACAGAATATTTGAAAACTGACAAGGGTATAGCCCAAGTAGAAAAATCTAGAATCGAAAATAGCACAATAATGCTGCAAAAAATTGCATCAGGGGAATTTACTCCCAATATTTCAAATAGCTGGACGCATTGGGATGCTGAAATAATTATTGATAATAAAAGTAAAAAATTCAGGAGTTCATGGGAGGCATGTTTTTATATGTCTAATCCGAATCTATTATATGAAAAATTGAGATTACCATATTTAGATAAAATGGGCACCATAAGAACGTATATCGCTGATTTTTACGATGATAAAAATAACATTTTGTATGAAATAAAACCGATTTCTGTTTGGCCAGCGAAAAATGAAAAAATGCAACAAATTATCAACTACTGCTTAAACAATGGAATAAAATTTGTTTGGATTAACGAGAAAAATATTTTAGATTATATTGATGAATCAGATTTTGACGAAATCAATTTATCGCAGTATAATAAATTATTATCAGGATTAAAATGCATAAAGTAAAGATAAAGTCTATAAAACAGTTAGAAAGCCAATCTCATGTCTATGATATATCTGTTCAAGGAAACCATAATTTTTTTATAGGGAACACACAAACACTAACGCACAATTGTGATTATATGTCAGCAAATGGTCAAGCTGCTATGCGTAATCTTATGGAAGCATATAATGAAAATGCAAGATTTATTCTCACTTGCAATTATCCACATAAGATCATCCCCGCATTACATAGTCGTTGTCAAGGTTTTCATATTGATAGCTTAGATAAGACTGAATTTACTGCACGAACAGCGACAATCTTAATTGAAGAAGGTATAGAGTTCGATTTAGATATATTAGATACATATATTTCTGCATCATATCCAGACCTGAGAAAATGCTTAAATTTATTACAAGCAAATAGTGTATCTGGTGTTCTTAAAACACCAAATAAATCAGATAGATCAACTTCAGATTATAAACTTTCAGCAGTAGAATTATTTAAAGCAGGTAAAATTAGAGAAGCCAGACAACTTATTTGTTCTCAAGTGAGAGCAGATGAAATGGATGATTTTTTTAGATGGACATATGATAATTTGGATCTTTGGTCTCAAACAGATGAAGGCAAAGATCAAGCAATCATCATTATTAGAAACTCATTAGTAAATCAATCATTAGTTGCTGATCAAGAAATCTTGATTAGTGCGATGTTAGTTGAATTAACCCAAATTGAACAATAAATTTTAAAGGACAACAAATGAAAAAAGATATCTACCTTATAGCTCGACATTTTAAAGTGCCCCGTAATCCAAATCAAACGTTTAGGAAAAATTTTGGTTCATCAGATGCCGCCTGGCAGTGGAACGAAGAAGTTTCATTTAAGCAAAAAATCAACAAAAGCGATAATGCTTCAGCAAGTGTTATTTTGGGTTTGCATCATAAAGAAGTTATTCGTTCAACATTAAATCCAACAGCATCGTTTAATGAACTATATGATTACTTTTACAAGAATGGATATAAAGATTATCTTGATAAAATTCGTAAAGCCGAAGAAATGGTTGCTCAAGCAGTAGAAGAAGCAATGAAAGAAATGAAGGATAACATGAAGGACACTAATACTGATCCAACTACTTGGCATTTCCCCAAAGCTGAAGATTTTGAGACTAAAGAATTCACACCAAATGTGTATGGTGCTCTGCCAACAAATCCAGAATATATAGGTATGACTGCTGAAGAAATGAAATCAGAATTAGCGCTTGATGCAATGGGTTTTACACCAATCAATTTAGGAACAGAAAATGCGTAATGTTATTCTAACTGACATCGATGGTGTAGTCGTAGAATGGCTTGCTGCATTTAAACATTGGATGGAAGTTGAACATAATCAAATTATGTCAGATGTTCAATCATTTGATATGCTTGTAAAATATCCAAATCTTGAACCAAAACAAGTATTTGCTTGCATCAATGAATTCAATGAAAGTGATCACATCTCAAATCTTATACCAACAAATGATAGCTATGAAGTAATCAACGATTTGGCAACTAAAGGATTTACATTTATTGCAATATCAAGTTTATCTGACAAACCAAATGCCCTTGCAAATAGAACTGCAAATCTTAACCACTATTTCGGAAATGCATTTTCTGAAGTCATTTGTTTGAAAACAGGTATGAAGAAGGATGAAATACTTGCAAAATATCATGATGCGTTATGTTGGGTAGAAGATCATCCAGTCAATGCTGATGCTGGTGTTGCATTAGATATCCCGAGTTTCTTAATGAATCAACATCACAATAAAGGACAAGAAACAAAAGCTATGCGTGTTGATAGTTGGAAGGACATAGCATTGTGGCTTAAAACATTTTAAAGAAAAAGGGGCATTGCCCCTTTTTTCATTCTTCACCGTATATTTCAAGGACTGCTTTAACTACCTTATGTCTTTGAATATCAAATCGATCAAATTCTGCAACAGCAATTAAATCACAATCACGCTGTTTTAAACGATCCATAAAGTCTCTGAATCCATTGTCCCCTTGATATTTTCTATCGTGCTGTGCTAAGTCTCCCGTAATAACTAATTTACAACCTTCACCGACTCTTGTTAAAACCATTTTCATTTGATTTACTGTAGAGTTTTGTGCTTCATCAAAAATGATAAATGAATCCACAAAAGATCGGCCACGCATGAATGCTAATGGCGAAAGTTCAATGATACCTTCTGACAACATATGACTAATTTCTTGTGAGTTGTAATACTGTTGAAGTATATCAAACAAAGGTCGGCACCATGGCATCATTTTTTCATCCATTGAACCAGGTAAGAAACCGTGTTTCTCATCATCGACACCCACAGCAGGTCTTGTCAATACAAGTTTTGAAACTAATCCCTCTTTAAGAGCTTTAACACCAGCTAACATTGTTAAATATGTTTTGCCTGAACCAGCTGGTCCTGTAGCAAACACAATATGTTTATTTTCATCCTGCAAATAATCTATCAACACGCCTTGATTATAAGTTTTAGGGATCAAGGCCACGTTTTTCTTTTTCTTCAAATACGTATTGAAATTTATAGTATTATCTTGTTGTTGATATGATTCTTGATAGTCGTTACGACGATGAGTGCTGGTAAGAGCAGATTCTACTACTGCACGATTTTTTCTTCTTGACATCAATTAATTCCTTAAAAAATTGAATAAAGTTTTACTACGGCTTAATATAAACGTATGAAAATGACAACGCTTACACATATATTTAATCATCACCATAGCAGTTTTAATATACGCTTGTTTTGATTGTTAAACAATGCTAAATAAACACTTTGTCAATCTTTCGGTAAAATTAACAATGCATAAATATACATATCAACTATGAACGCTTATGCCACAAAAAATTAAAGATATCATTGAAAATGTGAGTGCGATTACAGAAGCACCTTCTCTCATGGCAGGTATAATCGCATTTGAAAGAGTATTAGATGAAATGGACATGTATGCTTATGCAAATTGGCAATATGGTGAATTAGTCAAGGGCCCAGTGTTTGAAAAATATTACATGACTTGCACTTTCATGTGGCCTTATACAAAAATGCCCGACCCAACAGCAGCAAAAAGATTACTTCATTATGGATGCATAGTAGATTACGAACAGGATAAATTAGAAGTTCCTGTCAAAATTAAAACCCCATATGATTACAAGCCTGGCACTAAATTTGCTAAAACCAAATTGGTAAAAGTTTGGTTAGTATCCATAACTATTCCTAGAGATTTGATCGATAACATCAAGAAGGGCACAATCGAATTAGAAAATGAACAATTAGATTTGGAAGATATTGAAGAAGCATATGCAGATGGTGTCGATGAAGATGAGAATGAAGGTGAAGGTGAAAATGCAGAAAATCAAAACAATGAAATGATGCCGCCAGCAGTGCCAGGACAAACACCAGTACAACAAAGCCAGCCATATGGAGGAATTCCTAATGCATAAATTAAATGAAGGTCTTGAACCACTTGATTTAAAACGCCTTCTTAAACCACTTCTTCATATAGATAGATATAAATCTAAATTAGGTGAAGATGATGATATCATCGTATTAGATTTTACTATAAGGGGATTAGAACCTGGCAAAGAATTAGCTAATTTCATTGAAAAAGGTTATGATTGGGTTTTAGATGCAGATGTAAGCTCAGGTGAAATCAGCACCAATAATTATTTGGTATTCGTAGAATTAGAGCGACGCATAGAAGTGCCTTCAAATATTTTACGTCTAATAGAAGAAATAGAAAATTTGACTGATCAAAAAATTGCTGATTGGAAATTTCAATATGGCAAGGATGATAAAATATATCCGATAACTTTGAAAAATTTAGTAGAAAAAATTCCTCTATCACCACATGAGTATAGAGAACTTCAAAACAAATTAGATTCGATGAAGCATGCTGCAGGATTAAATATAGAGAATAGTTCTTCTACCAATGAAGAAATAAATTCATTAAAACGTTTAAGTGGATTATTATAATGTTAAATTTCTTAGGATTAGGTCAAATCAAAGTAGTAATAATTATAGTAGCGATATTAGCTATTGTTGCCAGCGTTGTGGGTGTCAAATTACATATAGACCATTTGAATGCCCAGATATCAACACTCACACAACAAAACGCAACACTAACTGTTGCAAATAAAACTGATGAAGCAAATATTCAAGCAAGCAATAATGCAGTAACTGAACTACAAGATCAAATGAAAACACAATCTTCTGCTGCACAAGCAGCGATTGCACAAGCACAACAAAAAGCAGTTGCAACACAAAAACAAGTAAATGTTTTACTTGCTCAAAAATCAACCGGAGACAAAGCCAAAGATTGTGATCTGTTGGATCAAAATTTAAATAATGAGTTGAACGGATTATGATTAAAAAAATTATTTTACTTACATGTATATTGTTTGCTGGATGTGCAACTACCCCGCAGCAAGTCGTGACTTCTGAACAAGTTAAAGTTCCTGTTGCTGTGACCTGCCAGGTTCAGTATCCACAACAACCAGAAAATTTACTTTCGAAACTAAAACCAACAGATTCTGTTTTAATCAAAGGCAATACAGTTATTGCTGAATTAAAGTTATATAAAGATTATAGTGCCGCACTATTTGCAGCATTAAGTAAATGCGCAACGGATACTTCTGCAAATGACGCGCAAAAATAGATCACACGTAGACTCAACTTGGTTAAAAAAGGATTGGAAGATTGTAGCGGGATTGACCTATATAATTATCAATGTATTTGATTTTATCATATTCCCGATATTTTTTGCATTGCTTCCTGTAATTGATCCAAGACTACCATTTACACCATGGCACTCATTGACTTTAACAAATGGTGGATTATTTCATATGGCTTTTGCCGCAATATTAGGTGTAAGTATTTGGAAGAATCCGAGCTTCA